TTACCTTTGTTGAGTTGATAGGAAACCTAATGCTAAAGATCTTTATAGCACGGAAAGGTGCTAGAGTACAACCGATAGGTTTAACGGCTGCACTCTAGTAAGGGTTATAGCACAACTCCCTCAAATGGTCGTCATATTCTGTCTAGAATATTCTGAACCCACCGAGTGGTCGACCCTCACGTTGAACATTATCAACTTTATCAACTCTACCAGCTCTATTCTGTCGTGACAGAATATCGCTTAACCTCTTGTTCATATCCTCTAGTTTAGAAGCACGTGAATTAGCCTGTGATAAGAGTTCAGCGTTACTCCTTTCCTCCTTAAACTTAGCGAATCTGGGAGTATCTCTATGATCAATAGGCGTATACTGTAACCGCTCTGGGCTATTATAGTTATCACTTAGGTTACTTTTAGCATTTTTACGTAGAGAGTTTTCGTACTTCGATCGCTCTTGGGTTAGATCCCTAACTACAGAATCTATTTTTTCCTTCTGCATCCTAAGCTCTTGCCCTATCTCTCCCCTCTGTACCTCCACTACATCTTTAATTACTTTCTTAATGGTAGACTCAGATACACCTTGCGACCATACCCCATCGTCTCCTGCTGTTAGTAGTATTGCACGTAGTTGATCTGGTTTAAGATTCAAATTATTCTTTAAAGCAGTCTTCTCTGCAAATACTAGATCGTCAGGTTCAAAGTTATACGTATCTGTCAATATAGATAGGGATTTCTTTACTGCGTCTAAGTCTTGCGGAGTATTTGGACTCCAGCCTTCAGCATATACAGGGTTAATACCTGCTTTCTCTAGCACTCCAGTGTATCCTGCTTTTGCTTCATTAACCATCTGCTCTGCATCTAGATCGAACCTTTCCAAAGCTACCTTGTTGGCTTCATTTTGCTCCGTACCTTCTAGGTTATACAGATGTCCAGCTTTGGATATAACCTTACTTCTTAGAGCCTCTAATTGCTCTGGAGGTAGGTCTGGGTTGTCCTTTCGGACTTTCCGCATGAACTTCTCCACACCTACTTTATCTGCAAGCTGTAAGAAGTTACCTTCCTGTGCGTTGAAGATAGAGTCAACCTGATTACGGTACTTCTCATTTTCAGCAGCCTTCAGGTTCTTATCAACTAGGTTTTGGTGAGCTAGTTGCTCACTCGCTAGTGCTAGTTTCTTGGTCTCTGCGGTTATAGGGCTATTCATCTGATCGTCAAGGAGTTGTTGCTCCTTTATTGCGTTAGCTGTTTCCTGTCCAGCTATATTAGCCTGCGTTAACTTAGTGTTTAGTTTACTTGCAGAGTTAGGGTTGAAAGCATCAACCGCACCTCTGAGTCCAGCAAACATGTCGTTTGTAGCTTCAGAAGCTAATGTCTGCTGTCTCTCATTACCACTAGGGGTCATTATACTACCCCATCCAAGATCCTGTGCCATAGTAGTTCTCCTTAGTTCCAGCTTGCTGCTGTTGCTCGTCTTGTAGCTCGATCTTCTTCAAGGTATCTTTTCTTATCTTCGTACTGCTTATTGAAAGAATCCCTCTGGAAGTCAAACATATCCTGTGCTTGCTGTAATTGCTTGTACCCCATGTAAGCCTGACCCATACCTAGTGCAGCATTCATCCCACTCTGAAACTTATCAGAACCTAAGAAATCACCAAAACCTCCGGAGGAGGGCTGCTGTAAGTTACCTAATGCCATAGGTTGACTGCCTATCCCCTTCTGGAAATTACCAAAGTCCTGCTCTGCTGAGAATAGGTTTTGGCTACCATAGTTAGGGTTAACCATAGAGTTAAAGTTTGATCCTTGGATCTGTGGCATTGGTGGCATACCAAATGAGTACTTGTACTTATTTTGCTCTTTGTCCCATCCCATAATCTCTCTCCTTACGTGGTTGTGGGTATCCTCGAATTTGAGGATACTAGTGGGTGGATATTAGTATATCCGTTATGGTATCACACTTTTAATGTGACACCGTCTTGATTGAAAGAGTTTATAGTCTCCTCAAAAGAGGGTAGCTTTAGTTTGATATTCACAAACTCCTCTATAGTACGTAAAACCATTACATTGTTTTCAGGTAACTCAATAACACGTCTACGTAACCTCTCAAAGTCCTCTATTCTAGGGGTAGAATGTCTACGCTCTAGTAGTGCTTCTGTTAGGTCAAAGTTACCGTCTAGGAACTCTAACTCGTCTTCTAGTTCTTCTAGTTCTTCTAACTTCTCTTCCATCTCCTCAGAGAAGTCCACTGCTTCAGATAGCAACTCCTGCATTTCCCTGTCTTGAACCATTGCTACAAAATCCGAAGGAGCCGAAGCTGCTGCTGATACTACAGCCGCACTCATTACCGATGTAGGGTCAGGCTTAAATACAAACATTACAGCGTACGTTACCGCTGCGATAATCATAGCTATTTCAGGGCTAACGTACTTTGAAAGCTCTTTAAGTCCTGCTTTAATAACAATGCTGACAGCTATTGATACAGCTATATACACTGCTATTTGGGCAGCAGTCATAGCTGCTATAGCAGCTACTGCTATTTGTAGTTGTCCAGTAAAGACTGCTATGGCTACAACTACAACCAGTATTATGATGCTTAAGACTCCACTAGCATACCAAGGAGTTGACGTTATCTGGTACGTGGTGAACGTGATCCTAATACTGTGGGATATTGCATCACTAGCTACAGGTAAAGGTAACCTAGCCAAAGCATTCATGTTTATCGGTAGAGTGAAGTTAGCATCCCCAACATTAGAATGATACCACTCCCCATCGAACACATAAGTAGCGTGTTTCAATCCTGCAACATAAGTTATCTCTATTTCTGTAGGTGAGATCTGCTGCTTACACTCAATTCCTGTGTTGTCGTAGCCATAGTTCGTCGTACCATTTACCTTACGTAGTTCGGTATAACCTATTTGGTTAGATATAACTCCTGCTTCTACTCGTACCTCAGTAAACAAAAACTCAAAGTAGTTTTGTAATCCAGCATCTCGATAGTTAACTCTTACCCTGCTTGGTAGTATATATCTCCCACCAAGAGACCAAGCTAGTGCTGCTTGTGATTCCTCATATCTGCTACTTATAGCACTAGAAGGATAGGTAGCATTCATGTGCTTTATCCATTCGTGCATATAGTGCTTAACAGCTTGATGGTCGTCTACTGGGTTAATGGCAAATAGTAAGTAAGCGCCATTAACATCACCTACATCTGGATTCTTGTGAACGTTATCACCTATCTCTTTAAAGTTCATATCCATTATCTGTAAACATCTGTGACTAGTCTTATACAGTTCAGTGTTTTCCCGATTAGCAGCTACCATATTCTGCTTGTTAATCCGTAAAGGTATAATAGGTAAATACGGTACAGGTTCAGAGTAGAAATGAACGTTATCTAGTGTTGGGTACACTCCTGATCCTACTTCATAATGCCAAAAATATATCTCTGGCTGTAGGGCAGTACCAACATACTTCTGGTATGTAGTATGGTAATACTCTTTCTCGGGGTCTACCCCTGAGTACGGTACTGTCTCAGTAAACAGAGGAAGTATTGTTAGATCTTCGCCCTGAGTACCTTTCTCTCTATAAGTAATAAGTAAATCACCCGTAGGTGTGAATTGCCTACGTACTACAGTAACGTCTCGTGTGAATGGATGTCCTGCTGGTGGTATGGATACGATCTTAGTAGCACTATCCCACCCTCTATTAGCTATGAGGTACTCCTCGATGAAAAAGGCAGGTGCTGCTCTTGCCATTTCCGATCCCTCTATAAATACCCTCTCTCCAATATCCTGTTGTATTGCCTGAGCAACCACATCTGACGCTTGCTGTACCTTCTCTCCACTGCCGTTAGGCAGTCCATAGGTGAAGTGGTCTTTTGCATACCGCTGTAGATTTTTAGCTTTATAGGCTAAAGAGCCTTGCAAGTTTTGTATTAAGTCACTTGCAATACCTCTACCTCCTATTATGCTGTTGAGTAACGAATCCCTTACTAACTGCTGCCCTTCTGGGGCTAACTTAACAGTGGTTACTGATATATGGATCTCTTCTTCATCATCGAACCAATCATCCCAGAATGCCATATATCCTCCCGATTAGTGTAAGTTATATTACACCTATGCCCTGTTTAGCTATAGCCAGAACTTTAGCTACTTCATTGTTGTCTAGTCCTGCTGCTCCAGCATCTGCTGATCCTGTAACGGTAAGGTTGGAAATCCAAGGATCTATCATCAGTTTAGCTAACTTCTGTTCTTGGTCACGTTTAAAGCCTTCGGCTTGAGCAGTGTATAGCTCCTTCTGCTTACCCATCATACCTGTAACGGCAGAACCATTAACTGTATCATTGATCTGTGCTTTCTCTGTATTACCCTTATCCTTGAGTAAAAGCACCTCTTCGTCGAGCTTTAATTGTTGCTTAGTTATAGTGGTATTAGTGTTCGATAAGTTAATTAGTTGTTGATCTGCTAATAACTTATCCGCAGCCATCTGTGTTAGTTGGGCATCTTTAATTGTAAGATCCTTGTCTGCTGTATCTATAGCCTTCTGTACTTGCAACTCTTGAGTTGTAGTTAAAGCGAGATTAGCATCAGCTTGTAGTAGCTCTTTAGTCACCACTTCTAACTGCTTAGTCTTTAGAGCTGTATCAGCATCCATGTTGCGTATCTGTGCTTCAATAAGTAACGTATTCTTCTGTGCTGTTTTAAGTTGCTCCTGAGCTAGTAGTACCTGTTGGTTGTTAAGCTCACTCTGTAACACAAAAGTACTGGCAGTTTGCATTGCAGCTTGTATAACTCCCAACTGGGTACTAGCATAGTCTGTGCCAGTAATCCTTCCTTTTTTATACTCTTGGAGTATCAACTCATTTACAGTACGCATGAGAGTTTCGAAGAAACCCGTACCTGTTACTGACCCTGAAGTTAAGGCTTCTGTTGTGACTACTGACATACCGATTATCCTCTAGCTGCTTGTTGTTTAGCTAGTTCTTCTAGCTCTTCTGTACTAAGTGGTGGTAGTTCTGCTACGCTGTACGCTTTGCGTACCTCAACACCCAGTACTTCCCCATTCTTATCTGTATTTACATGTGTGTAATGCTTGGTCTTAATGAAGTCAACTATGCACTGTGGTACGTGCCAAGGTACACCAAACACAATAGCTTTACCTACTTTACCAGTTACACTGGAACTGAAAAAGAACACATCTGATTGGTAATTTCTATGTGCAGGGTTCATAGCTGTAACCTGACAACGTACCAGTTTAAGTGCGTCTTTCTTTATCTGTGCTAACTTAGATGCTCTACTTTCCTGTTTTGGTGCAGCTTCCATTTCTTCTTCTACTTCTTCGGCTTCAGGCATTAAGTCATTAGCCTCTTTAAATGCTTCAATCTTAGCTCTTAAAGCTACTTCTCCAATGTTGTTAGAATACGCTATTTTTAGTGCATCAGCTTCCAGCTTTAGTTGCTCAAGTTTGCTCGACATTATGTTTCCCTCTAGTTAGTTTAAAAACTGGGGACAGGCGAACCTATCCCCTCATTACTTACATCTCAGCTACAGATTTAAGAACCGCAATTCTTTCTGGTCGTAAGATCATAGTTCCGTACCACCAACGGATAGAACTAAATCCTAGCTTACCATAAGGGTTATCCCTTGTGAATGCAGCTTCTGAACCAGCCATCTGTGTGTGAGTTACGAATTTACCAGTACCTTTGCTGTTATTGAAGCCGATAGTTGAGAAAGAACCTTCACCAACGATCAAAGCGTAGAATATGTCATACTTTGATCCAGTCTCTCTGTAACCAGCGTTAGCAGTAACGGCTGCACCTTTACCAAGGTCAGCAGGCATTTCAGAATCGTTAACAACAACAACTCGGAAGTAACCAACAGAACCAATCTCACCAGCAAGTGCTCCACCAGCATTAGCTGCATACTCGTGTACAGGTTTGAATGCTGGCTCGTTATGAAAATCTTTCATCTTTTCAAATTGAACTTGAAGTTCAGATCCGATGTAGATTACTCGTGCAGCAGGAATAGTTCTTGTATTAGTTAAGTTAACACCAGTTAACATCTTAGTTTGACGAGGAGTGTGGTTATCATCAAGAGTGATAGATACACGCATAAGGTCAGCGTATTCAATCTTAGATATATCACCACCTTCACCAGTAACAGTACCATCACTAGTAGCAACACCACAGTAATGCACAATACCAGCACCTTGAATAAGGTCAATCGCAAGAACATTCTCAGTTATCTTGTTAGCAGCCCGTAAACGCTCTCTAGCCAAGTGCATATTCAACTGTGCATCAGTATCAAAGTTAAGTAGATCCTCACTAAACTCGTCAAAGAAACCAAGCTCTTGTATAGCTCCTTCAATAACTTTACGGGTATAACCAACTTTATTGACTCGACCGCCATTCTCTGACAAAGCAGGAAGTTTTGCAACGATTGAACCTATGTCATTAGAACTACCATACAAGTTACCGTCGGCAATACTAGCTCCAGCAGCATCAAGACCTTGATCGTTGACGTTACGGTCGTCAATCAGGGGTAGGTACAAGAATTGCTTTATGCTCTTACCTGAGTGCTTAGGAATGTATTTAACATCCGCTAAAGGTTGGAATACTTGCGTCTTCTGAACTTCAATCAAGGCAGCCTTGTTATAATGATGCTCAGTTAACTGATCACCTACACTCGAAGGTGAAGATGGTGGGTTTTTATAGTTCGCAGGATTGTTTGCCATAGTAGTGCTCCTTAGCTTATCGCTTTAGTTATGACTTTTAAGTAGTCTTCGTCCGAAAGTTCAAACAAGCGATCAACGTCAGTTTGTTGTGCAGGTTTTCCTTTAGGAGACTTACTTGCTTTCTTCTGGGATTTACGCTCTGACTCTTTCGAGGTTAGAGGCGTAATCTTTTTTGTATCCACTTTAACAGGAGACTTACCTCCGAACGCACCTTTCTCAGCGAGTTCAGTACCTACCTTGTGATACAACTCGTAATCAGCCATACCATCAACTTGACCAAAGATCTTCCTCTTGGAGATCTCTGACATCACTTGATCGTAAATGCCTGACGCTACATGTTGATTTAATAGTTTTAACGTCTGTGGGTTCTGAACTAAAAAATCAACACTTTTGGTATCCCACTTCTGGATGTTACTTAACATCTTCTCTCCAGTGGGGGATGCTTTAACCTCACTTAATACATCATCCAAAACCACTTCCTGATCAGAAGGAGCATGGTCTTCAGGTGAGTACTCTACATCACTATCTACATCAATATCCATAGGATCTATCTGGGCATCCTTTAGGAACTTAGCAATAGCTGCTGGTTTTTTCTCAAACAAATCAATCATATGATTTAACTTGTTAGGATCAGTCAGTCCTTTTGACTCCAACATAGAGAGTAGTTTTCGTTGTGGTTGCATGTCAGCCAACTTCTTCTGTGCTTCAACACCAACTTGCATTAACTTTCTGGCTTCTTCAACGCTTTCAATGTTTAACTTTAGATCACCTACTTCTATTGCTTCCAATAGAACACCTACTTGAGCTTGGTAATCTATTTCATCTTCTTCTACATCTTCTTCATCTCCTTCAGGAGATTCCTCTGTCTCCTCCTCATTTACTGCTTCCATGTCTTCATCAAGAGGGATGTCTTCTTCTTCTTCTTCAGTATCAGCTCCCTCCTCCTCTGCTACTTCTTCAGCGGTTTCACCCTCAGTCAATACACTCATGGCTTCTGCTAAGTCTACCTCAGGCTTAGGTGAATCTTCTAGCTGAGAGCCAGCAACCGACATAGCATCTACCATTTCAGTAGATGTGTCTTGAGCTACCGCTTCGTTAAAAGAAGCAAGGAATGCTTCATCACTACTAGTACTTAATGGTTCCATACTCATTAAGCATCT